TTCTTCATCAAGACGTCTCTGAACTGTATCCCATAATGCCCTAGTAACAATCCCCTCATGATCATTTCTAATATATCGGCTCACATATTTTTTACTTGTATCTGGTTTATGTGTTAGGTAGTTATATGGCGCATTTTGCTGAAAATGTCTGTCCCCTACGTAAATGACTTTTTTTAGCATTTTCATTACAACCCCACAAGAAAACTCGCCTTTCTTACGCAATGGTCTAGCGCCTTTAGCGTTTAATATTTTCGCAATTTGCACTGATGTTTTACCGGCAGCATATTCTTCAAAAGCTATTTTGACAATCCAGGCATCCTTATTTGGCTTAAGCTCTCCGTCAATTTCATCATATCCAAGAACATGGTTGTTGCCAATATGATAAACACCCTGCGACATAAGCCGATGTATTGTCCATTGTATCTTCTCCGACATGCTGTGTATTTCCTCTTGAGCTACTGCTGCCATCATGCTAAAAATCATTTCAGAAGAACTATCAAATGTAGATATCCCTTCTTTTTCAAATCTCACCTCAACATTTAATGCCTTAAGCTTATGAACATACTCCTGTGCTTCCACGGCGTTGCGCGTAAATCTTGATATTGATTTCACGAGTATTATATCAATTTTCCCAGCATAAGCATCTTCAATCATTTGCTGAAATCCAGGACGATTATCAGCCTTTGAACCGCTCCATCCATGATCGGCATACACTTTAACAAATTTCCACTTGGGAACAGATTTTATATATTGGGTATAATAATTAACCTGAGTTTCAAATGATTCGTTTTGGTCTTCTTGAACAGTACTTACTCGCGCGTAAGCCGCAACTTTTTTTATTGTTTTTTTACCTAATATTTTTCGTATTATCATTTGCCTTCTCCTCGTTTCTTTGCATTTTTATTTTTTGTAGTTCTCACTGTCAAAACAATTGGTATATCCAAAGTCTTTGAAATAGTATCACACACGTTAGCCTGTTCATTACATCTATATATTGATATACTGTTACAAAATTCAAACAGCCTTTGGATACTCTTATATGCATTTATTTGACCTTCTGTCGCATGACCATTCGCGTAGTAAAGGCCATCACGGAACTCTGCCGTATCAGGCGTTACCGGTATATAAGATGGTCTATCATAATTAACTGGTGCAGAACTTGTCATCCCGAATTTCCATATTATTAAAATTTTAAACCAATTAACCTTATCCCCTGTTTTTTCAAAACTAATGCTGTCAACAAGGTGATTAAGAAAATGGAATGTTACTTCACTCATTTCTGTATTCTTCCTATATTCCAAAGCCTCTTCTGCCTCTGTATATTTATTTGCAAGTTCCTGAAGTTCATCTAATGAAATGTTTTTAAAAGCTTTCCATACGGCCTGCATCAGAGAATCATTGCTGACGAAATAGGGCGGGCATGAAGTCCTTTCTACGCGAGAACTTTTACCATTATCTTTCCCGCCACAAGTCCATGCCGTTTTATGAAGGCGGCTTGGTAGTCTTACCCCAATCATATTTTCGCCGCAGAAAGGACATTTGAGGAAGCTATAAAAAGGATACTGTATAGAACCTCTATGTCTGTCGCACATCGCAAGAATAACTTGAACTTCTTCGAAAGTCTTACGGTCTATTATAGCTTCGTGATGATTGCTCTTATAATATTTAGGGATAGCGGCATCTCTGTTTCGTTTTCTTTTATGAGTCATGAAATCCATGGTAAAATCTTTTTGCATTGCTACATCTCCCACATATTTTTCATTATGTAGAATTGTAGCCAAACTATGCGCATACCACTGTTTTGTCTTCTGAAGCCCTGGTCCTGGTATATTTTCTTTTTCCAATATAGCCGCAATCATCGGAAGGGATTTTCCTTGCAGATAATAATTAAATATACGCTGAACGATAGCTGCCTCTTTTTTATCAATTCCCCATGAGTCACCCTCAATTCGTCTGTAGCCGTAGGTAGTAGACCACTTAGGAATGCCCATTGCGAAACGCTTGCGAACACCGATTTTTACATTTTCAGAGATACTGTGGCTCTCCTCTTGAGCGAAGGCTGCATGAATGGTTAAAAGAATTTCTGAAGTAGCATTCTTTGTGTCAATTTTCTGTTCCTCGAAATAAACGCCCACGCCTTTTTCTTTAAGATGTCTTGTGTAATAAAGGGTATCCATAGTATTTCTAGCAAAACGTGAGGTTGACTTCGCAAGAATATAATCTATTTTTCCTTGTTCTGCATCTTGTATCATTTTTTGAAACTCAACCCTGTTCAAAATAGATGTGCCGGATATTCCTTTGTCAGCATAAATACCAGCTAATACCCAGCCAGGATGCTCGGCAATTATTTTTTTATAGGACTCCATCTGTATATCAAGGCTGCTTTTTTGCGATTCTAGATCCGTACTCACTCTACAGTAAGCCGCAACTTTAATATTCTTGTGCCTGCCCTGCTTCTTAACTTCTGCTTTTTTAAAGATTTTGAGTCCTGGTGTTAAAGTGCTTTCGGTGCCTTTTATATTATATTCATCCAACATGTGTAAGCGCCTCATTTCCTGTTACCTTAAAGTCTAAAGTTCTAAGTAATTTTTTTCTGTTTCTGGCATTTCTAATCTTCAACAACTTGCTTTTAATAATTTCATGTACTCTGTCATAATCACAAGGCATAATAATAGGTGTATGATGATTCTCAATATAAAACTGATCCCGTTCCCCCCTGTTTCTTTTCATTTTCTTTTCAATGTAATCAGAAACATAGCCTTTATTAGTTAGGATGTCACCTTTATAAGCTTCGTTAAAGAACATATCATGTAGACGCATTTGCCCCCATATTTTATCCGATCCCCTTGCCCTTTCCATTGCATTCATTGCCGCACGAATTTCCGGGTAAATTCTCCCCTGAAGTGCCATTTCAAAACCTTTTCGCACAATTTTCGCTTCCGGGCCAAACACTACCCATTTACGAGGTTTTCCTTTACCTTCGTAAACAGTCCTATAACCATAACATGTACGTCTAACGGGATGCCCATTTGCATTTCTATTGTTCATAGCCCATCGTATATTTCTGCTTTGATTGTTTGACTCTTCTTGCGCTAGAGATGCCAAGATATTCAAGAATAATTCGCTGTTAGGATTAGAAGTATCAATGCCTTCCTTCTCGAAAACAATATAAATTCCGAGTCCTTTCAGCTCATTGATTGTGCGCACACATTCACTCATATTTCTTGAAAATCTGGATATGGATTTTGTAATAATCACATCTATTTTTCCATTTCTGCAATCGTCCATCATTCTGAGGAATTCTTTTCTCTTGCTGGTTCCTAATCCCGAAATTCCTTGGTCTCCATAAATTCCTACCAATACTTTTGTTTTGTCTGCATCAATTAATCTTTTATAATATCTACACTGCGTATTAAAAGATATCTCTTGCTCCTCATCTAAGGTACTTACCCTGCAATATGCCGCAATATGCTTGCGCTTATCCGTCCTTGGTTTCTTTTTTATCTGTGGCTCATAATAAAATGTTTCAACACTTCTTTCCAAATCATTCATCATTGCTTTCCCCCCTTCGTCGTTAAATTTTTAACCTCTTTGGCTAAAAATAAGAGACACCCGGTTTTATTAACCAGATGTCTAAAAGTAATCGTTTTAAATTTTCGTAATTGTATGCGTGGCTTCATAAGTGATTACCTCCTTTTTTCTATGTCCATATTCACTCTGAAGCCAATAATTATCAAGTAGATTATTGAAAAATTGCCAACTAAATTGTATGGTAAGAGCGGCTTTATTCTCAAATTATTTTGCCTTACTCTTTAGGCATTAATTAATTTTCATAATGAAACATCGCACTATCTCATCGCAAAAAGAAAAACAGGCTTTCTGCGTGAATAATGAAAGCAGACTGATGGTCACATGACTTGATTTTTTAAGTCAATTTCCACCAAGCTAATCTGCCCATTACCCTCTTAGAAACCAGTTAGCCTAATTTTTCACTATATATTATATTTGTTATTTTTGCAAAATTCTACGTCGCAACACGCACATTTAAGTTAAAAAGTGCGTACCACGGCGCATTTCTTTTAAGAAGGTAATGACCATATACAAAAGATGGTTCTCCTTACCCCCTTAGTCTTAATTCAACTTATATAATTAGCTATCTATTATCTTCCCACCACCATCCCAATCCCTAGTCCACCTATCAAACTCCATACCCTATTTTGCCACAGGACTCTTTTCTGAATCCTGCGTTCTTTTTCTATTTGCAGCCTCAATGTCTCTAATGAGGCCTGCAATATCTGTATTGAG